CACCAACTTGCCCGCTTTGTCTGCAGACAATCCATAAGCATTCAAAACGGATGTTGTCGCGTTTGCAACAGTGTTAATATCACTGAACCCACCAGTCGCGCCAAGGCTTGCGGCTTTTAAAACGTTTGACGCATCTGCAGCTTTATTAAAACCAGCAGAAGCCACGTCATAAGCGGCAGCAGTTAAATCAACAACGCTAGCTTGGCCTTGCAACTCAGCGCTAACATCTTTCAGCTGAGCTACTAATTCTTCACTATTTACGCCAAGGGATCTAACTTTCGCCTCTGCAAAATCTTGTTGTTTGAGTGTGTTGAAAACAGCAGAAAGACTTGTAAGCGCTGTTAAGGCGGCGCCAATGGGTCCTAGAGCTACGTTTAAGGCAGCCCCAAAACCCTTGACGCCAACAGCTGCAACCTTGGCACCCTGGCCTGTAGCCGCAAAGGCTCCACCGGCACCGCGAAGTTTTCCAGCAACACCGCCAAAAGCCTTTTCGACCTTTTTGCTTTGCTCTGAGACACGACGAAGAGGCTGAAGCGCATTCTTCGCATCAACCTCAAGCCTTACACCAGCAACGGCGTCAGCCACAATATCACAGAAGCATTAATGGCATTCTAACGACAGCCACTGCGTCTCATTTGCGCCTTTTGCTCGTCATTGCAAAGCTCAAAATACTTAGACCATAAAATGATTTCCTCCAATGTCATTTCACTGTTTAACTTGACAAGGGTGTAACCAAGTTCTTTGGCCACACCCATTTGGAGCCGCAGCAAGCTATCTTGCTTCAGCTCCTGTTTTAGTTTTTTACGTCAAGCTCCTCTTCAGAATCCTCACCAATGACTGCAAGCATTAAATTTTGCAGATCAGAATCACGCACATCGTTTTTAAGCTCTGCGATTTGACCCGCCTGAAAAAGTCTTTGGCCGTTTTCGTCGGTGGCTTTTTGAACTAACAATTGCAGGGCAAAAGCGTTCAAGTCATCACCGGCAGGCTTTTGTGCGCGTTCACGCTCTGCCATGGTGAGAGGTGTACGCCAAAACTCAAAACTCTCTCCGTTGTGCAACTTCACAATTTTTTTGACGGGCGTTAAATTCGCGGCACTCTTAAGACGTTCAAGGGCAGAGGGTTTTTTCACGGGGCAAGCTGGCATGGCAAAATATTCTTTACCTTTTGATTTTAGCTTTTAAGCGCTAGTGCTGAAATCAAAATCAGGAGAGGAAGAGGGCCTAAAAGTAATCTCGACGTTTTGCCCATCGTTGGGATTCACCGATCTGGTTGCTGCAGTCAAAACGGCCTGAAAGGTAATACTACGGCTTAATGCCTCGCTGGCTTGCTTGTCAGTGTAAAGCTTGAAGGTACAGCCAATTTGCTGGTTTAACACGACATCCTCAATTAATCGATTGCTCAAGGGCGCGTCATCATCAACAACCCAAACAACCGCGGTTCCCGTTGCATCACCTAGGCCGCCGATATATTGCCTGAATTGAATTTGCTTTTTTGGAGTTTGACCGATTGTTGTCACATCAATCTCTGCGCGTTCAATCTCAAGATTCCAGCTCTGCACCTGACCGATAGCAGCAAAGTCGGCATAAGATATTTGAAAAACATTCGGGTTTACTAAAGTGCCGTCATCAGAAATGTTTACAGCAGAACCACCAGGCGTGGCAGAAACCTGAAGAACCCCGGTCGTTGAGTTGTAGGCTATCACGTAAAATGTAGTGTTTTCGGTTAATCCACTGGGCAAGGTGCCAGATCCAGGCAACCCAGATTGCTTGTCAATGAAATCAAAAGCGACAGGATCACCAACACGAAAGCCTAAAAAAGGGCCAATTGTAATTTGGTTTTGTGCCGTGTCAACACTCGACTCATTAAAAGTCCCAATCGTTCCCGCGGGCTTGTAATACAACGCACCGGACGTGCCCGAGAGAACAGTTACCGCCATGATGCAAAGTGAATGGCTTTTTCAGTCTACATAGCAAGTGAAAGTGATCACAAGCTGTGTTTGAAAAAACGCGCTGTCGGGGCTAGAAGGCCTCACAACACTGGGGCCAGATGCAGCGTCAAAGATGATGCTGGATACAGTTTGGCGATCAAACAAGTCTTTCACCCTTTCGACAATTGTGTAGTTTGCAGCAGCGCCAGCACCAACAGGCGTAAAAGTGTTGATCGTCAAGGTGCCGTTTTGAGCGTTGAAGCCAGTTGAAGGGCCAACCAGGGTTGCATAATTATTTGCGCCAAAAAGCAAAAACACCTGTAGCCAGGTTGAATCGTTTGGCGGTGTAAAGGGTACGTTTTGGTATGCGACAGGATATGAAGGAGACAACGCCATCTCTGTTGCAATTCTGCCTTCAATGGCTGCTCTAATGTCGTTGTAAGTGCTGCTCATCCTTGGCTCCTAATTTTGCGGGCTGCCTCTAAAACTCGACCTTGAAGATCTTTGGCGATGCCTTGAATCCAACCGGCATTAGCTTGCGGGCTGCTGCCTTGTGCCAAGAATTCAGCATAAGGCAAATTGTTATACACGCTGTAAACGTTGCCTAACGTTTCTTGGCCATAGCCAACCCTTTGAATTGGCGGCGTTGCCTGATATTGTCCAGGCGGCTTAGAGTTGCCTGAAAAAGAATTTTCGCCAACCTGCCAAGAGGCGCGGAATCTTCCGGTATCAACGGGGCTTGCTTGCTTTAATAAACTGTCAGCATCAAGAACCGCAGCACGCAAAAGCTTTTCAAGCTTTTCCTCAAAATAATCATCGATCTTGGATAAGGGAATTTTTGCCATTATTCCCTCAAAACGATTTCATACGTGATCGCTTGATTGTCTTGCTCAATCGTTTCAATGTTCACGATTTGATAGACAACACCAGAAATTACAACTTTGTCAGAAGTTGAAGGGGTTGAGTTAAGGTCAGCCGCAGCAACCGTCAGTCTTCGATCACCAGCTTTTACAAGGTCATTAACCTCGCGTGCATTAACGTTTTCAACAAAGCCTTTGACCACCGCATCAGAAACGCTTTCGCTAGCGGTGCCCGTTGACGGGTCGTAAGCACCAACAGTAACCGACCTGATGGTCACATCACCGCCAAGCTTACCAACAAGCTTTGAGGCCGCCTTTTTCAGAGAGAGAGCTAATCCCATCAGACACGGTAAGCGATGCAGGCCCCATTCTGAAGCGTGATGCTAGTGAAAACCCCGACAAGATGAAACCCTGAGGGGATGGTTTCACCGTCCAAGCTGTTGCCGGTGTAGTTTTCAGTGACAAGCGTATCGATCGTTGAATTTTCAAAAAAATCAATATGCTTAAACCTGCCGGTATGAGCAGCCGTGTCGGTGATTACTTCAGCACCTACGGCGTAGTCAATTCCGACATCACCTTGCCCAAAACCCTTAGACATAATCAGCTCCGTTTGACTGCAATGTTACCCGGCCCACTGATTCTAAGCCCTGTCATATAACGCTCTACCATTGGCGGGATTCGATCAGCGCCCACAGGGCCATATCGATTCGTGGCAACGTTGATGTTTCCAATGCTTACGTTGTTGAAATCTTCCAAGCCAGACAGGCCAATCCCATCTTTGTTGTTGTTGAGGTAAACGGCCAGAATCACCTGCGCCTCTTGAATTTGAGACGGGATCTCTTCGTCTGTAAAATAATCTGTTTGGATCCTAAAAGGAAAGCCAACTGAGTATGTGTTGATGTAAGTGTCTGGTCTGCGAACGCCTGTCCTAGGCCATTGCAAAGCTTGTGTTTCAGTTGAACGCGCTCCTAGATACCGCTCGCGGTCAATGCGTTGGGTTGCGGTAAAAAGCGCACGATTTTTTTGATCAGTTGTTGCTGTGCCCCATGCAACAACGTCATCATCCTCAACCAAACCGTCAACAATCGCTTGCGCTTCCGCCAGGGTCAGATACGAGTTTGCGTCGGCTGCCCCCACTGTTGCGTTGATTACGATTGCCATTGGTCTTCACCTTTGAAGGTTTAGTTGGAAGCTTGCTAACAGAAAGAGAGGCCGCTTCTGCAGCAGCAGCCTCCCGTTCACGCGCTCGCCTAAATGCGAACAATCCCACAATCAAGCCGCTGCAGCTTTCATGATGGCAAAGTTCAGCACAATGGCCTCAGAAAGAGAACCTGTAGAAACGTTGCTAACAGTGATCTTGAAAGATCCATCAGCAATCAGGTTTGCTTGAACAATGTAAGAACCGGCGCTGCCGACGCTTCCATGATTGACAAGAACAACGTCACCGGCAGTGCAGAAGCTGTTGGTGACAACAAATGACACCTCAGCTGCTGCAGCCAGAGCCGCATTGTTCATTGTGATCTGACCACAGGGCTGGTTCAGAGTCACTCCGGTTGACTTGTTGGTTGCCTGAGTAACGGCACCCCCGGAAACATAGCCCAAAGCCTTGTCGGCGGTGGCTTCAAAGATAGATGGCATCGTTAAATTCCTCCTCAGTCGAAGTTGGAAACGTTAGTGGCACGAACCATGCCGATATTCTTTGTCTCGTAAACCTTGGTCCAATTACCAACGGTTTCGAGTTGAGCGCGGGTTGGGTTAACAACAGACTTGTTGAACTTGACCCCCATTGGGTGATACACGTAGTGAAGGTCTACGGATAATGCATCACTTTTGGCTAATATATCACGATCAGTTTCAGTCTGCATTGCCATTTGTTCACCGCTGGCGACAGCGCCTTGGACGAAGAAATACGTTGCATATTCGGTGCTAGAACCCGATCCTGTGGTTTGCACATCGTCGGAGACGATTACGCGCAGACCCATGAAAGTGGGAACAGAAACTTCGCCAAAGGCGTTTTGAATCGTGCCGCCGAAGGCATCCTCAGCAGTGCCAAGGCCGGTTTGGCGTGCATCGGTCGCAGTGACGTAATCAATTGCGCGACGCTCGACAAGGTCATAGTAAATTTTCGAATGGATGCACATCGCATTCAGCTTGTCCCCTTGGTCGCCCAATACTGCGCGAGCTTCAGCAACGTGGCGAGGTGCCAGAGCTGTAGGGGTGTCGCCGCTTTCAGAGTCAATGGTGAGATCAAAGAAAGCGGAGCTGTTGGTGTTGGCGTTCAAAGAACCAAAAACACCGCCCAGGCAGGAGAGAAGATCCTTTTGGCGCTGGTTAGCGATAAAGGCCCCAAGTTTTGCGCCGATAGCAGCCATCGGGTCAGAGCCTGCAGCAAGTGCAGCCAAATCGCGTGATTCATAAGCGCGGCCACGGTGCAGAATTACGCCGATTTGCTTGTCAGCGGTGATCTTGCTTGGCACCAGTGAAGTGCTATCAGAGAGCACCTCAAAATCGCCAGGCAGGTTTGCTTTCCAGAAAGGCACGTCGATGAAATCGCCGCCCTCGGTTGCGTTCAGAGCTGCAAGAGGTTGGACAACACCGGAAGCCAAAAAGGCATCACGTTGAGTGGTCTGTTCAATGAGGTAAGGGGTAAATACCTCGGGAACGATAATGTCAGAGCGTACAACACCCATGACGAATCCTCCAAATTAAGGTTTACTTTTTTGGGCGTAACCCTTTATGGCTCGGCGTAGCTTTGCCTTGCCTTTATATTAACGGGCTGCGGCTGCTTTGAGCCGGTCGTACATTTCACGATCAGTTTTGAACAAACGTGATTGTTCTGTTAAGTTGAAAGTTTCTTTCTCAAAAGGATTTTTGATGCCTGCAGGAATTTCACCTGCAGCTCTGCCAACAGGTGCTCCTCCGCCTTGGGGCTTCGGCGCTTTTTGCATCCAAGCTGGAAGAGTGTTTTTTGCCCAATCGACAACAGGCGTTCTTTCATAGCCATCAACAACAACAACAGTGCCGTCTGCCTCGCGTTGGATTTTGTCAGAAGAAAGCTTGGTCTTTAAGATCAAATCAGGATCATGCACAATGTCCGCCAAAGCAGAAACCGCAGGGCTAATCAATTCAAGCTCACGCACCTTGGCTTCAAGCTCTCTGATGCGCTCGTCCTTCTGCGATGACGCCTCACGGTATTGCTGCTCCAGAGCCTGTCTGGCTTCTGTATATTTGCCTTCTGATTCCAGCTTTGTTTGCTCGGCTTGCCGCTTAAATTCCAAGAGCTCTTCCACATCCACCCCATCAGGCACCGCCTTAGCTTTTTTCAGTTTGCCGATCAGTTCATGGTTTTTTCGCTCAAGGGCCTCGATGCTGCTTTTGAGAGATTGGAGCTCTGCACCGTTTGACTGCTCGGGCGCGTTTAGCTCTTGGTTTTGTTCTTCAGCCATTGTTAAACAAAGCGTTTTATTCGCTCTTTCATCTTATCAATTTCAAAAATCTTTTAAGGGGTCTGGTTTCCCCGCAGCGATTGCCGCCGCTCTTCGATAAAAAAAGGTTTCAGTCTTGCCTGATTCTTCGAGCGCTTTTTTTACCTTGATCCAATTTTCACGAGTTCTAGCATCCATTACCATTTTTCACGGTTGGCCCAGTATGCCGCCGACATCTTGCCCTTGGCAATGTTCTTTGAGTGACGAGCCTTAAAGGATGCTCGGCGTGCCTTGTCAGATTTGGATTCACCTTGCCTGCGTGGCGAACCTGAAACGCCTTGCTGACCAAAGCGGATCAACTTGACCCTTTCGCCTTCTTTGGCAAGCACAACATGCGATTTTGTTGGATGCTTCGGGGTGCGCTTGGGTTTGTTGTACCCGCTGAAAGTTTCACCCCGATACGTGATGGTCATTTTCTTTTAGGCGCTGCCCTCAATTGGGAACGCTTCTTAAGAACAGGGTTTCCTGTTGACTCGGATTTAATACGGACAACAGGATCCTTATCAGAACCAACCCTAGTGATCGTGCCACCTGTGGGGCCTTTAATACTCGCACGCTTGCCAGCCATTCCGGTGACAACGCCATATGTGCGTTTTCCTTGATAGGTCCAGCTAACACGATCACCTTTTTTCATTTTTTCTTACCTCCTTTTTTCATGCCTTTTTTGCCCATTGGCTTCTGAGGCTTCTTGGGGCCTTTATACATTGGCATTTTCAGGAGGCGACTGCTTTGATTTTAACTACGCTTGGGCGTGCGCCTTTTCTTTCGGCTCGTGCCAGCTTCTGAAAATGCGATGGCCGCGGCCTGTTGCCTGCTGTAGCCTTCTTTGATTAATTTTCTGATATTTTGTGAAATAGTGGCTTGCGATTTACCTTTTTTTAACGGCACCGTAACGAGATCGCAGCTGATCTAAGGATAATTCAGAACCGTCGTCTCTGATCATTTTTGCCATAGCATTTTTTGCCCCGTACTTCCTGGCAATTTTTCTAAAATATGGAGCTTTGCTGCCTAGAACTTTTTGCTGTTCTGAGTTGCCCTGCTTGAGCAACCACTGGCCATAATTCAACTCGGCGGAAACAGGCCCATAGGCTGATGCGCGCTTGGCAACCTTTGAAGGCGGCAAGATTTCATCATCAACAATTGGGACAATCGTGCTACGGCAACCAAAGTGCTGAGGGGGCTGTGGCCCCTTGCCATACTCAAACTCTTTACCATCAAGCGCCCGGCAAATTGGCGATGTTCTAGAGTCTAATGTTGCCACATATTTATATTTTTTTGTTACGTCTAAATTTGCTTCGTAAACGCTGTTTGCCGCTGCATTGGCAACTTGATTAACGCTAGTGCGAACAAGGGTCACAATTTGATTACTAGTGACGCGAGTCAAATCCCCGCCCGCCTTTTTGAAGTCCTCAATTGACAAGCCTGCGGCTCTTCGCTGACCTTCTGACAATGGGCCAAAATCAGCAAAATCAAGATCACTTTTATCAATAGTGCCCTTCAATCTTCTGGCAATGTCTGCGGTTGGCTCACCAGTCAACAAACCTTGCCGCACCAACTGGCCGAACTTTTCTGCTTGCGATTCAGCCAACCCCCTAAATGCTTTTTGCACAACTTGGCCATTTGGCAAAGTGATTGTTGATCCTTGAGTAGCAGTCAAGCTAAATGTTCTCGTAGCACCTGCAGCAGCTCCAGGGCCTTCAACGGCTGCAAATAAATCATCAGACAAGGCAACAAGGTTGATTTGCGTCGGATCGGTGCTGACTACCGATTGAGCAAACTGAGGGCTTATCTCTACAGTGCGAACAAGATT